CAGACATTGGGCGGGCGTTGCGGGGGTCTGTGACGGGTTTCAGACCTAGCGCGGTGAGGGCGGTTTTAATTGCGTTGACTGCGTCGACGAGGATTCCTGACGCAGCCATTAGGCGACCTGTGGCCTTCCGCAACCAATGAGCGCCATGATGCGTCCCATTGTTGAGGGAATGGGAATGGAAGACATTGAGTCAAACGAGGCAAACGAGTCTGCTGATCCGCGCTCGCGATAGAGGGTTGCTGCGTACATGATTGTGCCGAGTTTGACGTCGGCACCTGGCACTGTGGTTTGTGAGTCGGTGTATCCGGCTTCACGACGCTTGCGGAAAATGTAGTTGTTGGCAGCGTTAACGCAGACCGTAATGAAGGCCGTGTCGTTGGCCGTTGCAACGTCGATGCCTAGCCATGAGGTGACATCGGCAGAAGTTATCCATGAGACGGACGGCGTGAAGGTGACTGTGCCGGTAGCGACAGACCGTTCAAAGTCTGTGCCTGCGTTGACATAAAGAAACTGATAAAGACGAATTACATCGGAATCAAAGAGAAGGTCGCCCTCGTCAGAAACCCCGATGAACTCGAAATCTTGTGTTGAAACAATGGTGGCCGTTGCAGAGAATCCGTGGCCTGCGCCTGCAATGACCACAGAATCCCCAACTTGTATGCCTGTTTCTACGAGGGTCTGAAGAATGGCGTACCCGTCGAGGCGCGTATGAAACGCGAGATCGTAAGTAGCCATCGTTCAGTCCCTGTCGTGTCTCAGGACTAAGCCTGAGGGATCTTCATGAATTGGTTTGCGTCAATCATCTTCGGTGCAAAGTATCCTCGGAAGGCAACATCGCGTGAAAGGGTTGATGCGCCTGCGCCGATGTCGGCAACGATTGCACCCTTCTGCTGCTCATAGCAACGGAAAGCACCGGTAGCGGCTGCGCCGACAATCGTGGTCTTCGCGGCGAAGTTGGTGTCAACTACGAGGCGAAGCCCAAAAACTGTTGCATCGCGTGAACCTGGGTTCATTGTGCCGAACGCGTTCATTGGCCCAACCTGTGGGAACAACGGGCGGTCTGCGGTATCGCTAAGTGAACCGAGTTGTGCGAATACGTCGCCAGATACGAAGAGGTGATCTGGAAGGTAGTTGCCATTGCTGAGGATGGTGTTTGCGCAAGCGTAAACTTTCTGAACCCAGTCGGCAGGGTCTGCAACTGCGACGTTGCCTGTTGTCTGAACTGTTCCGGTGAGAAGTGCATCTGCTGCAACATCGTCTGTAAACAATGCATATTTCTTGGCGAGGTCTTCTAACAATGCGCCAAGCACTTCAGGATCTGACCAGTCAATTGAAGCCTCGGACAACTGAACGTATCCTCCGTAAATTGCTTTTGTAACTTGGATGTCATCAACAATGAACTGTCCAGCAGTGATTGTTGTGTTCTGTACTTCTGGGCCACCGATTGAAGTGTGGGTTGTGATTTTTGGAACGATAAAAATTTTTCCACCTTGAGGCATTGCGCGGGCACCAATTGCATCGACAACTGGACGCAAGCCCTGAATCCCAGAATAGATAGGAGCCACGATTGGCGTCGGCATAATGCCGTCCAAATCAGCGGTTGTCACTGAGGGAGCGGCAGCGCGGAGACGAGCGTTGAACTCGGCAGCAACTGAGCCACCTGCAAATTGTGCTGCAATCCATTCGCCTGCTGATGGCATTTTGAATTCTGCTTTTGCTGATGCAAAGATTGGTGATGTTGGGATGGCGTCGGGCGCGGAGGCTTCGACTTGGGTTTCTGTTGACATTGTTTCCTCCTGGAGACTTGTGTCGGGTTGGGGTTCGGTTGACTCTTCTTCGACCTCTGGGTCGGGTTCTGAGGCAGCGATGGAATCGATAATCGCGTCGGCATAAGCCGGTACTGCGACAACCGATAGTTCTTGGAGCGAAGCCGACGAGACGATCATGACGCCGTTCTTGTCGTACTTAAATTTGTTCGGTACTGCGCCGACACTAACGGAATCATATGCAGACATTTTTATAAGTTCCACCACGTCCGACGCGGCTTGGCTATTTGAAAATGTGGCACTGAAGCCAAGGCCGTGGTCAAGGTCGACAAGTTCTGTAACGATACCGATTGGGCGTCCGTCGTGATTCTCGAGAAGTCGCGCGGACTTGGCATTCAAGTCAAAGGCTCCGCGCTTGAACATGACCTTTTCGCCACCTGAGACGGTTGCAACAACATCCCAAGGGACTGCAATGCCAGTAATGGTGCGCGGTGCATCTTCTCCTGCAGCAGCGTCGAGGGTGATTGGGACGGCAGTGAACTTAATCATGAGGGCATCTCCTGAAGGTCTGGTACTTGGGGTTCAACTAATGCGTCGTGCATTTCGCCAATTGAAAGAAGGTCGTCGGTGTCAAAACACACAAAGCGTCCACGACCCAATACATCATTCATGCTGAGACGTGAAGTAATTGCCGTAGCCAGCATTTGGCATCCGAAGAGCCATAGATCCTGACGAGCCTGCGAAGCGTTCTGATAAGTCATTGACGCGCCTGGAGTTGGAGCTGAGACAAGGTAAGCGGGGACAGAACAAATTCTGCTGAGGTCAAGGGCTTGGTATTCGCGTTGCGCTGCGTTGACTTCTAACGGATCGCGGTCAAACTCAACAAAGTTCACATAGTTATTTAACGCGCCGATAACATTGCCTTCTCGACGAGCCTGCGCCCATTGCGCTGCCAGGTCTCCGAGTTCTTCGCCGGACATTGTTTCTCCCGCTGAGGTTTGTTGCAAATAACCTGGGACGGTTTCAATCGTTGCTGCACGGTCTGCGTACTGATCTAGGTGAGTTGCAATGTTGACTGCGCGTCGACCTGAATACATGAGACCAGTTGTCGGGGCAAGGAATGTGATGATTTCGTTGACGTCAAGGTTGACGCCGTTGAACTGAATAGAACTAGGCATACCGAAAAACTGTGGGCCGATTTGGTCAGGTGTTTGAATGTTTGCTGCGGGAAGCCATTCAAAAGACATTGGGCGTCCGTCGGTTGCGTTACGGGAAGTAACTGCCCAAAATGCGCGACCGGTCATCCATAGGTCAGTAACAGTATTAGCGAGAATAAATTGACGCGGAACTTTCGGATCAGGGTTTTCCATCCACGACTCGTTGGGCACATATATTTCCTCGTACTCAGTACCGTTCCACTGTTTCACATACTGGCGAAACTCAAGGCCAGAGATGGTCGAGGCGAGAAGGTCTCTCGCCCGCGACACTGTCGGGAGACTAAGGGCAACCTGCTCAAATGCTCCGCTTATCCATGCATACGTCCCAGGGACGCCAGAGATGCCAACGCCGGCAGCGGCTTTAAGAGGAGACGATGCAAATTCAGCGGTATTTATTTTTCGTGAGAAGAACGCCACATGTGGAGTCTCTCACAAACTTGTTGCAAATGCAACTATCTTCCGAAAGCCATTGCTGCGCGTCCGGTGTTTGACGGGCGGGAAACAAGTGCGGCTGCAACGACGAGAAGTCGCGCTGCCTCGACGGGGCCTGGCTCCTTTGACTGCTGATAACGACTTGACCGTTGGCCCTGGCGAGGACTGCCCTGTTGACGTGGGTTGCTAGAAGTTCTTCGCCTCGATGGTAGATGCGTTTCTCGAGGATAAGCGAACGCGTAAGACCCGTAAATTTTAGTACTTCGGCGTAGCCGAAAATTTGACGTCGCCGTTCTAACTTCTCTGGCGTATGAAGGTCTAGTGCCGGTGAAATTGCCAGCCTGAGTTTTGGGTCGTCGTCCATTGCCTTATTAACATGCACCCACATATCTTTTAACGACTCGGTAGAGAATTGAACTGTGGCAATGATGTTGCCCTCCTCAGTAAGTCCGCACCTAATCCCGACATATTTGGATGAATCGGTCGACGAGTCAACGGCAAGGACGCCACCGGCAGGACATTCCGATTCTGTGAAAAGCCTGTCCCAGACGCCAGGTTGAATCCATGCATCCGCCGACGAGACCCAGAGGTTTAAGTGAGCGCGGAGGAACGCTGCACGATCTGGAGTTTCCGCAGCCGCCTGGAGCGCCTCGAGAGTTATCGTTTGACCGAGGGCGGGGTTGGCGTAGCCCCAATTTATTTCGTCGTTCGGGTTAGCCCCAGACGGTAGCGACCATTCGGCAAAATAGAGACGGGTTTGTTTTTGTTGATCTATCGCACCGATAGCGGCCTCGCGTAGACGCTGCATCGTCTTTGAAGATTCATCGCCTGAAGTTGACCAGGAGGAAAGGAGAGGAGACTTGACCGCAATCTGCGACGGGCGCAGCGCGTCAAAGTAGACCTCTTCTGA